TCATGGATAGAGACAAACTAAAAGTAATAGTCACTGATCTTGAGATGCTGTTGTCCGCACTCAAGGCAGAGGTCTACTCAGACACTGAGTCGTATAGATATGATGACGTGCAACCAATTGAATTGGACTATGATGAAGAGTTTGAGGGAACGTGACTAAAATTGTGGGGGTAAATCTATCTCACAATGGATCACTAGCAATAATTGAAGATGGTCAGATAGTATTTTACTTAGAGGAGGAACGTGTCAGTAGAGTCAAAAGAGATGTCAGTGCGGAGACTCTTGCCAATAAGTATATTGATTCTAGCGTGGATGTTGTTACCATATGTGATGCTTTTACACGGTGTGATAACAGGCGACGTAGAGAAACAATCGAAACAAAAAATAAGTTACTCAAGATTGTCAGAGCAAAGGGCATACCTTTTGTAGACTATAGAAATAGACATCATGATTGTCATGCTGCAAATGCTTTGTACAACTCACCCTTTGATGATGCTGCTGTCTTAGTCATGGATGGTAAAGGTTCATACTACGAGGGATATTGTGAGACAGAGAGCATATACGATAACATGACACCAATATTCAAACACTATTCTACCTTCTGGAACAAGCACACAGAGGAGCAACCACACTGGGAGGATGGAAACCTCTATAGTGACAGAGTGAGTGTTGGACAGGCATACAGGACTGTCTCAGAGTATTGTGGGTTTGATCAGAGAGATGCAGGTAAAACTATGGGTCTTTCTACATACGGTAAAGGTGATGTAAATATATTCAACATTGAGCATGGACATAGTCTATGTGCCACAGACTTCAATCCAGTAGGTGAACCAAAAGATTATGCATATAATCTACAGAAATCTTCTGAGAAACATGCCTTATACATGGTGAAGAAGACAATAGAATTGACTGGAAAGAAAAATATATGTTTATCTGGTGGTTTTTTCTTGAATTGTGTTGCTAATTACACTATACTAAAAAATATAGATGTAAATCTATATGTTGACCCCATTGCATACGACGGTGGGGTTGCAATCGGTTCAGCATTACTACAATATCATGAACATTTTTGTGACTGACCCAGATCCAATAGTATCAGCACAGTGCTTGCCCGACAAGCACATTGTCAAGATGCCATTGGAGACATGTCAAATGCTTGCCATCGTAGCATCTGATAAGTGGGGTCATAACTTTGGCACACTACCTAAGTTAGATGGCACACCATACTTGACTGACAAAGGTGCATTTCGTAATCACCCTTGCACAGTGTGGGCACAGGATAATTACAGGTGGTTGATACAGCATGGACTAGCACTATGTGCAGAGTATACTCATAGGTATGGCAAGACACACAGTTGTCAGTCTACTATTGAGCATGCTGATAAAATATTTCCACAGAATGATGATCTCCCTACGTCCTTCACACGAGCCATGCCTGAGGAGTATAAGTATGACACAGGCATTGACACTTTTACTGCTTACAAAACTTACATTGCAAGCAAACCTTGGGTTGCATCTAATTATTTACGTGACCCATCCAGAAAACCCACTTGGTTATGAAAACATCTGAACGCATTGCTAATGCACTTGAGAGAATTGCAACTTCTCTAGAACATCTTCACATAGAATCAATTGATCATGCTCACATCGATGAGATAGATCACAATCACATTGAAGGTGACGTAAACACACACGCTAAAACATGGTAAAATTATTGGCAGCATGCCCTCCTGTGTACACATTGCCTGGTACATGGAATGATCCTGAGAAGATCGCTAAGTGTAATGACACACTCATACCACACCTGACACTGAATCCTAATCTAACATTCAGTTTCTCAGTTGTTGCCATACTCCTTATACTGACAGGTTATGGTGTATACAAAGGTTTCTTTGCTAATAAGAACCTAACTGACCCATGGGATGATCATGATGATTGATATCGCTATCTTTTTATTGATGTTAGGTGGTTTCATTTACCTATGGGATCGTAAGGATTTGACTATGGAAGATGACCATGATAGGATGCACAGAATGGGCATTGAACATGGTCACAATAAGAAAGGTGCTTTCATATCGACCAGAGAAAAAGACAACCCACGACACAAGCATGATTGAATCTCTATACCTAGGTCCTGAGTATGACCTGTCTCACATTGAAGGTGATACAGTATGCTCCATGGATGTTGCAAGACTTTTAGATGAACAAAAGATCGTAGCAATATTCCAAGGCAGATCAGAGGCAGGTCCTAGAGCATTAGGGAATAGATCTATCTTGTATGATCCAAGAGACCCACTTGGTAAGGACAAGTTGAACATGGTGAAGAACAGAGAACCATTCAGACCTTTTGCATGTAGTGTGCTACTACACCATGCACATAACTGGTTTGACATGGGGGGTCTAACTGAGTCACCTCATATGATGTACGCTGTGCAAGCACAACCACATACTTATGATAAGATACCTGCTGTTTTACATGTAGATAAAACATGTAGAGTGCAGACAGTGAGCATTGAAAACAATAAGAATTACTTTACCTTGATAGACTCCTTCTATCAACTAACAAAAACACCTCTACTATTCAATACATCTTTCAATCTATCAGGTGAACCTCTAGTGGAGACACCAGAAGATGCTATTGAAACATTTGAGTCAAGTGCAATAGACTACTTGTATTTTCCAGAGGTGCAAAAACTCAGGGGAAAATGACTTTTCAATTACATAAATCTGGAAAAAAAATCTCCGCAAAATTTTCAGTCCTAGGGTTGAACCTATCAAATAATGGTTCAGTCTGTGTGATGAGAGATGGTAAGTTAGATTTTTATCTTGAGTCGGAAAGAATTACTAGAAAGAAAAGAGATCATGCCATTAGATCTTTGATAAAATATGTCGATGACATAGATGCTGTTGCTATATGTGACTCTGATTGGTCAGAAGATTCAAAGAAACTTATATCTGCACTAGATTTGAACGTGGTAAGGAATAAGTTCCCTGACGCAGAGATATTTGACTATAGATCAGAGCATCATAAGTGTCATGCTGCTTCAGCATTTTATAACTCAGGTTATGATGATGCTATTGCAATAGTGGTAGACTCTAATGGTTCAAAGACAGACAGTGGCATAGAGATAGAAACTATATTTGACATTCCATCTTGGCAGGTGCTACACAAGAAGTATTGGTCACCTGATGACCAAGGCATCGGTAAAGAGTTTGAGTTTGTCAGTGTCAACTATGGTTTCCACAAAGATGATGCAGGTAAAGTCATGGGACTAGCAGCATATGGTAAACATGAAGCGTACTATGTACAGCAAGCATGGGAGAAAAGAGCATTTGAATTGTGTAGAATGTATAAAGATCGCAACCTTGTATTATCAGGTGGATGTTTCCTCAATTGTGTGGTAAACTACAAGCTACAGAGGGATCTTGATGTAAGTATTAGGGTCATGCCTATCGCACATGATGGGGGAACCTCTATCGGTGCTGCTTATTTGGCAACACTAAATAAATCACTCGCAACAACACATGCCAACATATCCAATCAAGAACATGAAGACAGGTGAGTCTAAAGAACTCATCATGTCAATGAAAGAGTATGATCAGTGGAGAAAAGATAATCCAGACTGGGATAAAGACTGGTCGAAGGGATCAGGAGGTGTAGTAAGTTCTACTGGAGACGTGTACAGTAGGACAGATGGAGGATGGAATGAAGTTCTATCAAGAGTATCAGAGATGCCAGGTTCAAAAGTAAAACCTCAGAAGATTACACACACCTAACATGCCACGTAAAAAGAAAATGTCGATCAGTGTCGGTGCTGGTATGACTGCGAAACAAATGAGAAGGAAGAAGCCATATAATTCTGACATGATGGTTGATGTACAACCACTTACACCTAATCAGAAACATGCCTTTGCATCATACCAAGAGGGTAAGAACCTCTTCCTTTATGGTGCAGCAGGTACAGGTAAGACTTTCATTACCTTGTATCAGGCACTGAAAGAGGTGCTAGATCCTGTCACACCATATCAGAAGGTAGTCTTAGTAAGATCACTCGTATCTACGAGAGAGATAGGATTCTTACCTGGTGATCATGAGGACAAGGCAGCACTATACCAGATACCATACAAAAATATGGTCAAGTATATGTTTGAGTTGGCATCAGACAATGAGTTTGAAATGCTATGGGGTAATCTGAAAGCACAGGAGAGTGTGACCTTCTGGTCTACCTCATTCATCAGGGGTACAACACTTGATAACTCTATTGTTATTGTGGATGAGTCACAGAACTTGAATTTTCATGAGTTAGATAGTATAATAACAAGAGTAGGTGAAGACACCAAGATTATGTTCTGTGGTGACGTTGCACAAACTGATTTGATAAAGACAAACGAGAAGAATGGTATCCTAGATTTCCAAAGGATCATCACTCGTATGCCAGAGTTCGATCTCATTGAATTTGGTATGGAAGACATCGTTAGGTCTGGTCTAGTCAAGAGTTACATCACCTCAAAAATAGAACTAGGTATGTAATGTTCAACCATG